ATTTAGTTGTTTAATATAGAAATTTAATAAATGATACATCACAACTTCTAATATATCTTGTGATTCATAATTTTTAAACTTCATAAATTTAGCTACAAAATTATCTACATCTCGTTTATCTGGAAGAGATTTACTTAAATCTACAAATTCCTCCATAGCCTTATTAAACATTTTATGTATTGTGTCTTCTTTTTTAGTTATAGCAGACTCATTTATAGCACGTACTAAGAATTTCTTTTTACGTTTTATAGATTCTCCTATTAATAAATTTATACGTGGTTTTATTATTGGAAAATGCTGTATTCTAACATCTTTTATATCTGTTTCGTAATTATTAAATTCAGCAAAATTTCTAAGATCTTCTTGGTCTATCTCACCATGATATAATTTTGCTATTATCAATTTATCGTTTAAAGACATACGTGGAGTTCCATCATAATCAAATTGACATAACTCTATAGCTGCATCCGCACAATCTTTAAAAAACTTTTTATTCTTTAAAGATGCACTAATTTTTTGTCGTGGAAATGTTGTCATAATCTATATAAATTTATTTTAGATCTTTTTTTACCAAAAGCTTTATCATAATGTTGTTTAAATATATCTATTTCAGATTTTTTATCTGGATTTCTAAGATTAGTAGTTATTTTATTTATTTCTTCTGCAAAAATCATTAACATATTCATAGAACTTATTCTATCTGTATTTACCCGTTTATCAGAATTCGGAGGTGCATATAATAAACATTCTTTAATATACCCAACACTTCTTATTAAATCTACATTTCTTATACCTTCTTCCTTATTATAAGCTTGTTCTAACATCCAAGATATTTGTAAATCAATACCCCAACTATTAGTTCTTATATTAGAATGTATTCCTTTAGATTTATTACCTATCATACCAATAGAAGATATTAAACCATTATCTTTTAATATTTCTGGAGTATCTGCTAATAAATGTAAAGAATTCATTTTTGTCATATATCCATAAAAACCTTTTTTCTGATTTTCATAACATACAACTGCATTGTAATATAAAGCAGCTCTTCTAACTTGTTCATAAAATTCTTCTGCTAATCTCGTACGTCCTGTATATTCGAATACTATTCTTCGTGTTATTGTGTTAAATACAAAAAAAGATTGTAAAGAGTTTTTATAATTATAATTACCATCATCATCTACTGGGTCAAATCCACCTATATAAGTATATAAAGGAACATCACCATTAGCATTTTTAACTACTGGTTCAAACATTTCACCACATCCATTTATATTTTCATTTCCTCTAAATGGAAATTCTCTTACAGGTTCTACATCTTCTTGTTTATAATACACATTTCCTTTTTCATCTATTTCAAAAAACCCTTTTATTGAACTATCTAATATATCTTTTCGTGTACTTAATATACTGTAAGTATGTCTTAATTCTGATATGGGAAATCTATTATCACCAGAACGTACAAACATCTCAGTATATATTAATGGATAATTTAACATCTCATAGTCTAAAGCTGATTTATTGATTTTATCTTTTTTAAGCTTATTTCTTCTTTCTACATAATAATTATAAGCTTCTTCTTGTTTTGTATTTCCATTTTCATCTTTAAAATCATTATTAGTAAAATAAGCTGGTACGAACCAACAAGTTTCGGTATTATCATCATTTGTAAAAGATAACATATCAAAACTATGTGGATCTTTAAATATAATCTCAGATTCTATTATTTTATAAATATTTCCTGCTGTACCTATATATAAAGAACTTCCAAATTTAGTACTATCTACTAATTGAGCTGCTGTATTACTACCATGTATAGCTGTTATATTTGGAGTTAATGCTACTTCTTCTATTACAATAGTTCCAGGTCTATTACCAGCAGCAACTTCTGGATTTTCCATAGTAAATACACCATGTAATATCTTACTTTTTGTACCATACAACTTCCAATCATTACCAATTTTTTTCTTATATTCATGTCTAAAAGGAGAATTAAGATTATTTGGTTTTAATGATCCACTTGTATGTTTGTATAATGGAGAAGGTTTTATTTTTCCATCAGAATATATATATTGTCCTAGAAGATTTTCAAAAGCTAATTGTACTTTAGCTAATAACTCAGAAGATTTACCAGCTAAACCACTACCTACAAATATTTCAGCAGATCCAGGATATTTTATAGTTTCATCAGTATATTCTCTAGCTCCATCAAATAAGAATTCATGTAATATTATAGCTACTGCAGTAAACCAAGATTTACCACCACCACGAGCACCTAATAACATTAAATTTTTAGCCTCATTCTTATATAATGGTTTTCCTTTAGGTCCTTCCCATAATTTACGTATATATTGTAATTGAGGAATATATTTTTTTAATTCTCCTTTACTATTAAAACAGCTTGCATCATATTTTCCTGTATGTAAATTAACATCTTCACAACATGTGTATTCATCATCTAACTCAAATCCAGAAAATCCTCTAGCACATATCCAGTTATATGCAAAAGCCCATTCAAAATCTCTTAAATCTGGACGTATCTTAATCTTAGGAGCAGTTTTAGGAAGATGTTTTGGTCTATGTAAGATCGTTCCTAGATTTGCATAAAAAAATAAATTACCTGGACAATATCTATAATATTCTCCATCTTTAGCCCACATACCTTCTATGCATCTTTTTTTTATACTTTTCCAAAACTCAAGATAATCTAAAGATTCTGGATGATATGTAGGAAATTCTCCAATTAAAAAATTATTTCTATTTTTTATAACTGGAAATATACTTTCTATTTTTTCTGGATCTATCATATTATTCCTTCTTCACTTATAGATTCTAAACCACCTCCTTTATTCTTTGTTTCTATAACTCTTTCTTTTTCAGCAATTTCTATTAATTTATTATATTCTATATAAAGTTGATTAGTTTTTATTAATAATTCATCTAATAATTTTGCATTTTCTATAGTGTATTCATAACTTTGTAACAAAGATATTCTATCTTCTAATCTTTTTTTATATGTAGAAATCATTAAATCTATTTCAGACATACAAAACTTTTTGTATACTGCTATAAGTTCTTGATAATCTTCTAATTTATATTCCTTCTTTAAGATATCTTCTTGTATTACTTTTAACTTATCTTCATATATTAAATGTCTATATGGATTTTCAGAATGTAAATCTTCTAATGCTGCTATTGCCCACATTATTTTAGAACTTTTATTTTTATTTTTAGAAGTATCTGAATCATAGAACTTTTTAAAGTCTGTTATACTTAGTACGTTTGGGTTTACGTCCCAAAAGTTCTCTGTCATCATGAAACCACTTAGAATAGTCCTCATATTTTTTAAAATAATTTTTTAGTTTTAATGAACTAACTGCAAATGTCCCCAAAGGAGTTATCTTAATAGATAAAAAACTTCCATTATATTTCTTAAATCCACATTTTATAGTATCACGTACAAATCTTAGTGTATAAATTATTATATCATTTACTTCACTTTCTTTAACATTATATTTATCTGCAATTATTCTTATTTTTTCTTTATGGCTCGGTGTGTTCCACATCATCTAATATATTTAATATTTCTTCTACTGAATTTTTATTATCATTTAATCCTAATATAAAGTTTTGTATCGGAAACCTTTCAATTACAGCTTTTTCTTTTGCATTTTCTTTTTCTGATAATATAATATGCTGACATTGAATTAATAATACATTTATATATTCGGCATCCTTTACTGAAAGCTTATCACAAGAATTGTACAAAAGTACAATAGTATCTATAATATGTTCAAAAAATTTAAGATCTAACTGTATCATTGTTGAATGTAAATTCAAAAACAACTAAAGGTTCTAACTTAAATCTATATTGTTTAGCTGGATTTTTATAATTTATAAGACCAGCTTTTCTTAGTATGTTAATTTTATTATAAAATGAACTTTTTGATATATTTAATCTTTTACAAATATTTGTAACATTCTGACTAATATACTTTATTTTTTCTTCATCATCATCTGAAGGACATTCATTATAATAATAAAGCATTTCAGCAAATACTTCTAAAGTTCTATTATCTAATTTTTTAAAAGGATTAAATACTCTTAATAATTCTAATAAATATCTAAAGTAATCTCTTGAATTACATTTAATTGTAAATTTAGCTGCCATATTTTAG